TCGTACAGAGGCACCACCAGCCGCCCATCGCCTGTAACCCGTGCGCCGTGCGGTGCGATGCCCTTGCGCTTAAGGTACGGATGATCTGGCGAGGCGCCTATGCAATCGCTCCAAATGGTGTCGACCACATCCGCAGCCACCTCATGCTTGCGTGCCTGCTCAATGTCGCGGGCGGCTTTGGCTTCGCTCATGCGACGGGCAAACGCCATTTCATCGGCTGGGCTGATCTGCCTGCCCACCTCGGCACGCCATGTCGATTCCATGCCCGCCCGCCAGCACCCAAACCTGCCCGCCGGGATGCCGTCACCAAACGCGATGTACCAGCCCGACTTGTCGCCCGCGCCGGGCGTGCCCTTGGTGCCTGACTTGAAGCGGTGAATCTTGCCGTCGAGGTAGATGGTGTCTGGTGGTTCCAAACCAGCCTCGCGCATGGCATCAGCCAGTTGCTGCTCGGGTGGTGCCAGCACGGGCACAGGAGGCGGTGACCACGCACCGCCAAAGATGTGGGCCAGATTAGCCATTGAGCGCAACCGTGCTTGTCTCGCGCAAGTACGTCTCAATCGAGCGCATGGTCGAGCGGCTGGGCTTGCTCTTGCCGTTGACCAGCCTGTACAGGGTGAACACGCTCAATCCTGTGGCGTCAGCGACCACAGGCAGTTTACGGTCGGCGAGGCGTTGCTTGATTTCGGTGAGGGTCATGTGATGTCAAAGAAAGTTGCAGAAAGTTTGAGAATGGTAGCACAGGCGCAAAAATTGGTGTTATGATTTCGCCATGCGCTGCCCAGATGGTCTGACTAGCGCAAACAGGAGAGACACCATGTACACCAAACAAATCGCCCGCCTGATCTACCTTGCTCGCATGATCAACAAGTACGCTGACTCTTACTACAAGTGCCCCAGCGCCCGTCAAGACTCATGGGCGCATGAGTATGACGACTGCCGCGAAGACCACCCCCTTGTGTGGGAAGCGTATTGCGCCCAAACAGGCGCGTACATCAAACATGACAGCAACGACTGCCGCGCATAAATAACTTGCAAAAAGTTAGCACGGGTTGCAAAACCCGTGTTATGATCTAGCCATGCGCTGACCAGATGTCCTGACAAGCGCCAAACCGGAGACACCAACATGAACATCATCACCAGCCTCACCGAGCGCATCGAAGACTATCGCTTGACCAACAAGCAACCCTGCAAAAACTACGCAACGCAAGACGCTGCGGAAAAGGCGACCGCGAAGATGGCTGGTGACGTTGCGCAGTATTTCACGCGCCACAACGAGCAAGTCAAGTCGGCCAACTACGTTGTGTTTTACGTCGAAGCGTGGGGCCGTTGGGTTGGTTGCATCGACATGAGCGAATTGCTTGGCCGTAAGACCTCAACCGGCGGCTACGTTGGATTCTGCAAGAGTTTTTTCACCTACTAAATCAACCCGCCCCCTCCGGGGGGCGCATCAACACCATGAAACGCATCCTCATCGAACTGGCACAAGCCTGCCTCGCCGCCGCCATCATCGGCGCACCGCTGGCCTATTACTTTTTGTTTGTGATGAAGCCCTAATGCTTTACCGCCGCCGGTCGGTCACCGGCATCTACCAACGCCAAACCGGAGCAAAACCAACATGGCTATTCATTTGAAATCAACCGGAAGCTTAAGCGCCAACGGAAAAAAAATACTTGGCTATGGCCAATCAGGGGCGGGTAAAACTACCCTAATAACGACGCTGCCGGACGTAGTTGTTCTTAGCGCAGAAGGTGGCTTGTTGAGCATCCAAGATGCCAACTTGCCCTACATTGAGATCACCTCGATGGCCGATCTCATGGAGGCTTACGAATGGCTTAGTTCTGGCGAGGCCAAGAAGTTTCAATCTGTCGCCCTCGACTCAATCTCAGAGATTGCAGAGGTCTGTCTGAACAACGAGAAAAAAACCGCCAAAGATCCGAGGCAAGCTTACGGTGCGATGGCGGAACAGATGGCAGATGTAATTAGGGCGTTCCGCGATCTTCCAGGTAGGCACGTCTTTATGACCGCCAAGCTGGAAAAGACTGCCGACGAGATGGGCAGGATTTTGTACAGCCCATCAATGCCGGGTAACAAAACCGGCCAGAGCCTGCCGTACTTCTTTGATGAGGTGTTGGCCTTGCGCGTTGAGAAAGACGCCGACGGCGTGAGCCAACGTGCGTTGATGTGCGACAGCGATGGCCTGTGGATTGCCAAGGATCGCTCTGGCAAGTTAGGCACATGGGAGGCACCTGACCTTGGCGAGATCATCCGCAAGATTGGCGGTCAGGCATGAGGCCCATGCGCGAGATAGCCGCTGAATGGGCAGCGGAAAAAGAGGTTGAGCGCCAAGCTATTGAGAACCGCCGCCGCCTCGAGGATGAGATGGTCAAGTCGTTTGGCTTGCAGCCTGACCTCGACAGCACCGTTAGCAAAGACGTTGACGGTTACGTCATCAAGATCACCGGGCGGATTGACCGAAAGGTCGACGCCGACAAGATTCAAGAACTTGCTGCCCAGCACGGTCTTGAGTCGCACCTTTCAACCATCTGCCGGTGGAAGCCGGAAATCAACCTCAGCGTATGGAAAGCGACCGACCCGACCATCACGAAACTGTTAGCCCCGGCGATCACCGCGAAACCCGGCAGACCAAGTTTTTCAATCGCTCACAAGGAATAAGAACCATGAAACTCGGAGAAACCTTTTCTGCTGTTGAATTGCAGCCATCCACGCCATCCTATGACTTGCTGCCTGCTGGTTGGTATACCGCCATCATCACCGAGGCTGAAGTCAAAAGCACTAAAGCCGGAAACGGTAGCTACATCAAATGCCGTTACGACATCACAGGCCCATCGTGCCAAGGTCGCGTGGTGTTTTCAAACTTCAACATCCAAAACCCCAGCGTCAAGGCTGAGGAGATCGGACGTCAGCAACTGGGCGACCTGATGCGTGCGCTGGGCCTGCCTGCGGTCAACGACACCGACCAGTTGGTGAACGGGCATTTGTCCATCAAGGTAGACATTCGCCCAGCATCAGGCGAATATGGCGCTCAGAACGAGGTGAAGGGTTGGCGCAGCAACACCGGAAGCCTGCCGCCACAGCCTGGCAAGCCCGACGCGCCTGTTGGTGCGTCTACCAAGGCATCGCCACCCTGGGCAAAGAAGTAAAAAGACGGGGCGCTCGATTTAGTCTTCAACATGGCTAGGTGGAAAGTCAGAAAAACCCTAGCGTTGACATCCTCGATTGCTGACTTGACGCGCCCCAAACTGAACTGAACAAAGGAGAGAACCGTGGAGATTCCCCCGTCAGAGAATACCATCACCGCGCTAATTGACAAGCACCACGAGGCGCAAGCAGCGCAGGAGATGCCCCGCCCTCACATGGGTTGCAGCATCGTTGGCCATCCCTGTGACCGCTGGCTGTGGCTGTCGTTTCGGTTTGCGGTCAAGCCGACGTTTCCCGGTCGCGTCCTGCGAATGTTCCGCCGAGGCCGCAACGAAGAAGCCACGATCATTGATGACTTGCGGGCGATCGGCATCAAGGTGCGTGCGCTGGAGGCCCAGATGCGGGTCGAGTTTGGCAGTCACCTGTCTGGCAGCGTGGACGCCATCCTTGATAGCGGCGTGCCAGGCGCAGTCAAGACAAAGCATATTGCCGAGTTCAAAACGCACTCAAGCAAGAGCTTTGCTGATGTGGTCAAGCAAGGCGTCGAGAAGTCAAAGCTCGAACACTTTGTGCAGATGCAGCTTTACATGAGCGGCACCGGCATCCATCGAGCCCTGTACGTTGCCGTCAACAAGGACGATGACTCCATTTATACGGAGAGACTCGTATACGACAAGATCATTGCGGATAAGTACATCGCCCGTGGTCAACGCATTGCATTGGCTGACCGGATGCCCGAGCCGCTGAGTACCGATCCATCGTGGTACCAATGCAAGTGGTGCCCTGCCTACTCGATGTGCCACGAAGCGCAACATACAAAGGAGGTCAACTGCCGCACCTGTGCCCATTCAACAGCCAAGGCCGACAGCACTTGGCATTGCGCCCGCCATGACGCTGATGACATTCCGCTCGAGTGGCAAGTCACCGGCTGCGAGAGCCATGTGTTGCATCCTGATCTGGTGCATTGGCAGCGCAAGGATGGCCCCAACGAGTGGGTTGCGATCTATGTCATAGACGGCAAGGACGTCTGCAATGGCGATCCAGACGCGCACGTTTACTCTAGCAAGGAGTTGCTGGCTAATCCTGCGATGTGCGCTGCTGGGGATGTGGAGATTGAAAGGCTGCGGGGAAATGGGGCGAGGGTGGTTGGATGATCGAACTCCGACCCTACCAACGCCGCACCATCGACGAACTGTATGCCTGGTTCACCGCAGGCAACACCGGCAACCCCTGCGTAGTCTTGCCAACTGGCGGCGGCAAGTCGCACATCGTGGCTGCGCTTTGCAAGGACGCGTTGCAAAACTGGCCTGAGACACGCATCTTGATGCTCACGCACGTTAAGGAACTGATCGAGCAGAACTGCGAAAAAATGCTTCAGCATTGGCCCGATGCCCCGCTGGGAATCTACAGCGCCAGCCTCAACAAGCGTCAGATTGAGCCAATCACGTTCGCTGGCATCCAATCAGTACGCCGCAAAGCTGGCCTGCTGGGGCACATTGATCTGGTGCTGGTTGATGAGTGCCACCTTATCAATCACAAAGACGAGGGCGGCTATCGCACCTTGTTGGCCCAGCTCAAGCTCATCAATCCGCAGTTGCGGGTGATCGGACTAACTGCTACGCCTTATCGTTTAGGCCACGGAATGATCACCGACGAGCCTGCGCTGTTTCACGGACTGATTGAGCCGGTGATGATTGAGGAGCTGATCCACAAGGGTTATCTGTCGATTCTGCGATCCAAAAACACCAAGTTCAAACTAAGTGTTGATGGCGTACACAAGAAAGGTGGCGAGTACATTGAATCAGAATTGCAGGCGGCGGTGGACAATGAACTGAGCAACGCTCAGGTAGTTGCTGAGACAATCAGCCGAGCTGTGGATCGCAAGGCGTGGCTATTCTTTTGTGCTGGCGTGAAGCACGCTGAGAACATCTGCGAAGAACTGATTCAGCAGGGTATTAAGGCAGCGTGCGTCACAGGCGAGACGCCTAAGACCGAACGAGAGCAGATACTGACCGATTTCAAGTCTGGTGCATTGCAGGCGTTGACCAACGCAAACGTCTTGACCACAGGCTTTGACCACAGCGCCATTGACTTAATTGCCATGTGCAGGCCCACAATGTCGCCTGGGCTGTACGTCCAGATGGCAGGCCGCGGTCTGCGCCCTAGCCCCGGCAAGACAGATTGCTTGGTTTTGGATTTTGCCGACATCATCAGCACGCACGGGCCTATTACCGCCGTGACGCCTCCCAAAAAGCCGGGTGAGGGCAATGGGGTTGTGCCCATGAAAACCTGTCCCCAATGCGACGAGCTGGTGCATATTGCGGTGATGGTCTGCCCTAATCCTGAGTGCGGCCACATCTTTGAGGCACAAGACAAAGCAAAGCTTAAGCTTCACGACAACGTGGACATCATGGGCCTAGACGGCATCGAGATGACCCTGACCGGCTGGAAATGGAGAGAACACACCAGCTTTGCCAGCGGCAAGATGATGCTGGCCGTGTCGTATTACGGGCGTTTGAGCGACCCTGCTGTGACCGAATACTTCCCTGTGTTGCATGAAGGTTATGCAGGACAGCGAGCCATGAAGGAGGTCATTAAGATCGCAGACAAAGCAAAAATTGTCGGCATGAATGTGGACAATTTGAGCAGTTTGGCAACGCAATTGAGCAACGGCAATTCCCCAAGATCAATTCAGTATAAAAAGGATGGGAAGTTTTTCAGAATTATCAAAAAGGAATGGCATGAAAACTGAACACGAAGAACAACGCGAACTGGTGCGCTGGTTCCGCCAGACATACAAAGATGTGCTGATCTTTGCTATCCCCAACGGCGGGGCTAGGTCACCAGCCACCGCCTCAAGGCTGAAGGCCGAGGGCGTGGTCAAAGGCGTGCCAGACCTGTTTGTGCCAGCGTGGGAGACGTGGATTGAGATGAAGCGCACCAAGGGCGGCAGTCTTAGCCTTGAGCAAACCCTGATGCATTTGCATTTGCAAGGCTTGTTTTATAAGGTCATCGTGGCCAAGGGATTTGAAGATGCAAAACAACAAATTGAGGAACTGAGAAATGAAGTGGATGAAGTGGAACAAGGGCAATCCCCCAAGCATTGATTGGTATCCAACCATGAAAATCAGAAGTCGTGGCTGGGACAACGCATGGCGTTGGTGGGACGGCGAGCGTTGGAGTTGGCCAGCGTTTCCGCATGAAGATGCGTACATGGCAGGCAAGTGGGCCGCGATGAAAGAGCCGAAAGGCCACAACTCAGAAATTATGTGGGGGGTCAAGTGATGGGCACACCGATTTTTGGCACGCAATATGTATTGGCCCCCACGCCGGAAGGCGAGGAGCATCCCAACATCATTGATCGATTTGTGAAGCAAGAGCAGTTTTGCGACACGCATTGCGTCTGGACTAACCATCACCCTGACTGCGCCCTCGCCCAGCGCAAGCCGCTGACGGATGACGAAATTGAACTGGCTTACCGAGAAATCTGGCGTGATTTGTCAAATGACTTTAGACACACAGCAGAGTGGATTGAGGCAGGCATCCGATACGCTGAAAAAGTGCATGGGATTGAGTGAACTTAGGAGAATTATTGATGAACCATAAACACCCAAGAACAATGCAGGAAGCCTTTGGCCCATACACCAACGATTACATCTACGACGACGATCCTGCTCACCCGTGGCTGTTTTGGCTGGTAGTTGGCGTAACCGTGCTGTGGGCTATCTTGATCGTGTGGTTGCTGGTATGCTGATCTTCCGCCGCTGTATGCTCGTGGCGATGCTGACCGAGGACGCGCCGCCAGATAAGGCCGAGAGCATTGTGCTAGGTGCGTTGGCCGCAATCGGCTACACCGTGCCGACGCCGATGCCCACGGGTGACGTTGGGGCGCTAACTTTGTATCTAAGGAACTACGCGCATGAGTACGGCAAACGACGCACAGATTGACGGGTCGCATTACCGGAATCTCAAGATTCAGACTTGGGATTACATCGTGCAAAACGACATCCAGTACCTTGAAGGCAACATCATCAAGTACGTCAGTCGCTGGCGATCCAAGAACGGCATGACCGACTTGTTGAAGGCCCAGCACTACCTTAAAAAACTAATCGAGACAGAACATGAGCGAATTGGAATCGTTGCGCCTGCTGGTGGAACAGCAAAAGATTGAGATTGAGCATCTCAAAAACGATCTCAAAACGGCGCTGGCCGCATGGCGAAAGTTGTTGGAGTGAAGTGCCCTGAGTGCGGCCGCAACGCCAAGGTCAAGGAGTCTCGCCCTCGACCGTGGGGGCGATACCGGCGGTACGAGTGCCAGACAGGGCATCGATGGAGCGTTCTGGAACGCAGTACAGATACGCCCCCTGCTCCTGACAGTACCAGAGATCGCCCTCCTCTGGAGGACTAGCGCAGCCTGCCAGCAGGAGCAGGATCAGCCGCCACACATCTTGAGCGCGGTGGCTCGAACTTCTTCTACCCTGCGCTCCCAGCCCTTGCCAAAGGTGGGCCAGGTTGCAAGCCGCTGAAGAAACGCAAGCCGGTTGGCGCTGTACTTGTCGATGATCATCAGTGG